GCCTTTGCCTATTTGTGTGTTTGCATTTAACATTACTGTATGCCAAGGTTGAAACATAGCAGAAGATCGGCATACTTCTACACCATCAACATCTATTCTCCATTCAACCCATTTCATTGAACATTTATCAGATGTCCCTCTCTTAACATAAGCTCTGTATTTTGGAATAAACACATTAACTTTCCAGTTTGTTTCTAACATTCCTTCTTCACATTTAACCTCAGTTCCTTTTACTTTAAACCAAGATCCACCTTCCATTAATGGATTATCGCCATAATGAAGCCCATAGACAGAGTTACCTTGAGGATTAGGTTGTGATCCACCACCCCCACCTGTAAAGTTTCCATCAAGAATGGTTGTGAAAAGTGCATGTGCATTTACATTCGATTCATGTTTAAATCTTCCAACAGAAAACTGTTTAAACTCGTTTCTTGCTGTGTTTGATAAACCACCTGAGTTAATACAATCTTCAGGAAGATTATCTCTATCCATACCTCCATTAATAACATCAGCATAGTTTGAGTAAGCTATGTCAAACTCTCTTGATGATGTTATGTCATCGTCAGCTATAGATTTTTGTCTCCATCTAAACGGCATTAGGATTTCCCCCTTAATGTTTCTATTGTCGAAGCTTGGTATTCCACTGCATAACCGAAAAATACCACTGGGGTCGCCCCTGTATCAAATGAAAAAGCAAACTCGCTACAAGATCCTAAAACTATTGGGTATCTTATACAAGTTATTGTTGGATCTTGCCAAAATGTTTGACCCCAAATAGCAGCAACACCATCATCAGTTCTTGGAGTAGCTGTTTCGCGATAAGTTGGTTGATTTTCAGCATCACCAATCTGCATTTGTTTTGCATCAGCAGTTACAAATCTAGCCCAGTTTCTATCTTTGTGAAAGCTTAAAGCCAATGGTGCATCCCCAGTTGTTTGTATGTATAGATACAAATACTTAGGCTGCTTCTTCTGAAAAGGTGAGCCCATGTCCATCCACTGAGATTTAAATGTTGCACTAAATGCACCACCTTGTGTGTATGTAATGTCTTCACCACTTCCAGCTGAGACATAACCCATTGGCCTAGCTCTTGAAATAACTTGGATCCCTGTAACAGGATCGTTGTTGGTTAAGTTAGTAGCCTGATTTGCACCATAGATTATGTTTCCATCCTTGTCTGTTGTTAAGCAGCCTACCTTATAAGCTATGTTATCGCGTGTTGTCCAAGCACCTGAATCCTGATGGAAAATAATACCTGTATTTAGCTTAGGATGCCCATCAGTTGAGATGTAAAAGTGTGCCTCTCTCCATTGATGTGAATAGATGCTAACAAACTTTGAAAGTTTATCTTTACTCATTCTTTCTATTAAGCCATCTATTTCTGCAGAGATTTTATTGATAGATAATGATGAGCCTCCATCTAATCCACCAGTTAAAAGATACACCCCATCCGTGGATAGGAACATCAATCCAAGATTAGGTATGGCTTGTATCGTGTGCGGGCTTCTCGTTCCAATACCTGAAACAAAAGGAACTAACTCAAATCCATTTAAAGGATCACCTCTAACTAGATCTATAGCATCTTCTCTAAATACAAACAAAGAGTTATAATAAGTGAATAAAGCAGTTATGTCTCCGCCTAATGAAGTTCCTGTTTCGAAATAATCAAAAGCTCCATAGGTATCGCATTGAAGAGGCTTTGAATGATAAAGCCTATTTGGCATTAAAGCGCCTCCATCTAGAAATAGACAGTTTTTATAAGTGGCTGAAAAGCGTGCTCCACTGGCAGGAAAAGCAACACTATCGTTTTCACTAGGTGATGTTGCTCCTAACTGGCTATCTGCTTTGAAATCCATAACGAATGTATCAACATTATTAGGTATTTGCATACTGAAGAAGAAATCAGTTCCTACATTGTTTTTCGTCCTATACAATCTTCTAGCTACCGTCCCTGTAGGGCCAACTGGAAGAGTTACCTTTACACATGGGGTGTTCTCATAAGTGTTGGTGCCTTTTGTTATTGTTTCAGTTGTCCATCTTACGAGGCCTGAAGGTTCTGAGATTGGCGATTCAGATCCATTCTCATTTACAAAAGAAACCCTCCAAGAATAAGAGTTCTCAGCATTGGCTGTTGAAGATCCTATTCCCATAAATGCATCATCTTTAAATCTAGTATCACCACCTGTTTCACTTTGTCCTTGCTCGTAACGATCTGTCCCTTCAATAAAGTTATAAGGCGATCCATCACCAGGCTTATTTGTTGGTGGTGTTCCTATTGGAGGAGATGGCCTATTAAGCCAACCAACTGGATAAATCCTATTTTTCTGTCCGCGCCATTTCATTGGCCCATCATTACCATTTGAGATTACTAAATACTTTCCAAATGGTTGATACCAGGATCCTGGCTCATTTGAAGCGGGTATTGTCCTTGATGAATCTAATGTATTACTAACTGAAGTAGCACCAGGTGATGGGTTCAAATAATAAAGCGAACCACCTGCCTCGAACAAGATCCATTGTTGTGCTGAGTTATGTCGTCTCCAGCAGTAAATACTATCAACTGGATGATTGGGATAATAAGAAAGGGGATAACCCCTCTCTGAACAGAAGGTTTCGAAACCTACCTGATTATTCCATGATTTTGTTTTGGTGTCATAACACCAGTTTTCCATTTCATTTGCTGACCCATTTGCTGCTGGTATTCGGAGATCTAATCCGAGCTGTGGGGCTACTTGCATTTTTCCAGCTGTTTTCATTATTTAAATCCTATGAATGCGTCAATGTTCTGTATGGGCTTGGTAATCTAGGCCCAACCTGAAATCCATCCTTTATCCATGTTGCGGATCTTTGAGTGAAGTATTTATTGTCGATTTTTAATAGCTCTTTTTCTGCCTTCTTTTCATAGTATAAAGCCATGTCAGGATTATTATGTTTCATAAATAGCTCTGAACATGTAGCATAAACAATGTATCTATGTGTATCTGAAGGACAGTTAGGCAAGTCATAATCATCTTCTAACTTCTTAGGAAAGAAACAGTAGCGAACTTGTATTGGCACTGTAGATGCAGGACGAGGGTATAGCCTTATTCTTTTTCTATAACCCATGTTCGGCTTGGATCTGGCCAGTTGTTTAATGTCTTCTATGTTATTAATCGGTGTATTATTATTGTTCCAAGCGTATGTGGTTGCACTATCTTCAATGACAAAGGTATTCATTCCTGTAACACCCCACGCACCAGCTGATAAGTTATCTATTCTATAAGTGCTCATGTCTCTAAAGAAAGTTTCAGCCATTGCATTAGCTGTTCCCATTGCTGTAAAACCTGATTTAGCTCTTATGTAAAACTTTTTGCGTAATCCATAAACACCTAAAGCGGTTGTCTGTAAGGTTGTAAATGTAAATGTTTTATTTGAAGCTGAAATCTCTACTTCAAAAGGATCTGACCATTGCGATTCAACACCTCGCCAAGTATAAGCCATTCTAAACTCATACTTCCCTTGAGGCCAACCAACAGCCGGGCCGGCTTGTGCAGATACATCTACTTTAAAATCTACACCTGCGCGTGGAACATAATCAAATGCATCCATTGTATGGTCAGGTAAGCTATCATAAACGATGTAGCTATCTGGAGATCCTGTGAGATTATTCCTTAAATCCCATTCTTCTTCAACTCTTCTTGCTAGTGGTTGAATGTTGCCCATAACAGCATTGCCGTTTTTAACTTCATTACGAATACCACAAGAAAGGATCTGATTAACATCATCAGGAAGAGTTAAGAACCTTTGTTCAACATTAACTGTTACTGTTTCAGCAGATCCACCAACTGGAAGCCATGAAACCCTAGGTGTGCTAGACATTCTGCTTACATAAACTCGGGCTCCAGCTCTATCAATCTTATCTATTATGTATTCACCCGTGTTGTGGGTGGAGTTAGTTGAGCTAGCGATTTTTAAAACTGAGCCTTCATGTGTAAGCTCTCCATTTTTAACTTCAGGAATACCACTAGTCGTAGTAGTCGCAGCTGTTAGATTTGTTATAACACCTGATGGTTCAGTTGCTATACCAGTTGCAGCTGGTGGTGTTATACGAGTGCCTGTATCGGATGCGTCACTTAATGTATAAACATCGACTGTTTTTTGACTGAATGTATAAGGTCGTGAGACAAACCAGTTTATGTAGCTCTCATTAACCATTCTAGATACTTCATCCTTGTATGTTTGCACATTAGGATCGTAATCTAAAATAGAAGCGACCATGTTTCTCATTTGTAGCAAGTTCATTTGTATTCCTCTTATTAAAAAAATGACCCGCCCGTTGCCAGGCGGGCCAAGGAGAAACTTCCCAAAAGTAAAAAGGAAGTGCTACTTTCAAAGGAAATGTCTAGAAAACCTTTATTCAGCAAGTAGCCAGCTGGTTAAGTGTAATGAAATACTAGAACTGCTTGATAACCATCACTGATGCGATGTTACCGGAATCATCTTCCAATGCATACCCGATAATCGGAACAGTGTCAGCATTTACATAAGTATCTGCTTGGCCGCCTGTTGCTGAGATAGATAATCTATCACCTTTAGCAACTGAACCATTAACATTTGCACTTATGTGAATACCAGCAATCGTAACATCGACTTTATCTCCTGCAGCTGTCGCAGCATTTAAAGCAAACCCAACAACAGCAACGCTGTCTGTAGAGCCTGCATCTGCTTTGATAACTGTAACAGCCGCAGCACCATCACTGGATGCTGAGAAGTCAAAAGCAACTAAGTCATTTGCTGCTATAGCAGCGCCTGCAATGTAAGTTTCAACTTGCCGTCTATTCGAAACGCCGACACCGTAAGCAGTGCCTTCACCATCAGTAGTTTCAAGATACTGTATAATCGTATTTGTAGCC